GCACTAACACAGATAGAGCAACAGCTCTTGCTGATACTTTCGCCAACTGTGACATGGCAAGTGTAAATAATGGTAGCACCATAACAGGTAAATCTAGTGACTTGTTAGACATTAGTACAGCTGCTACTACTAATACATTAGATGTGAGGATTGTTGGTCTTTACGAAGATGAAGCTAATGAAGACTATTCTGCATTAGGTCATCAGTATATCGTAAGATTAAATGAAGGGTGGTCAAAAGATTCACCAGACGGTATAGCCGAACCAGCAATAGAGAAACTAAACACAAACTTCAAGAAAGGTGAATACACAAAATGAATAATAAAGATTTAATGAGCAACATTCGTAGACACTATGCGGAAACAGTCTCAGGCGAAATGAAAGAAATAGAAGTTCCAGAATGGGACACTACATTCTATTACAAAAGAGGAACTAACTTTCAACAAGAAGCGAAAGTTATGGAACTACAAAATGCTGGTAAAACAGCAGAAGCACTAGTTCAAGTGTTAGTAAATAGATTAATGGATGCAGATGGTAAGCGTATCTTCAATGAACACAACAAACAAGAGTTGATGAAGAATGCTGATCCAAAAGTGTTATTACAAATCGTTAGTCAGATTAATGATGACGATGAACCGGTATCTGTGGAGAAAGCAACAAAAAACTCAAAATAGATCCGTATGTATGGACGTTACATTACATAGCATATGAAACAGGATATACTATGAAGCATATGATGGAAATGTCCGAGAGTGAGATTGCATACTGGGTCGCTTTTCTTCAAGATATCAACAAAAAACAAGCGGGTAAGAAATCTACTCCAAATATGCCAAGAGTAGGTAGAAGACGCTAAGTAGGAGTTTTATATGGCTAAGAATACATATCAATTAATATTCGAAGCAGTTGATAAGACCAGTAGTTCAGTTAGAAATATCGAAAAGAGCGTTGCATCTTTAGATAAGAAAACAAAGAACGCTAATTCTGCCTTAAAACGAATAGGGTCTATTGGCGGTAAAGTTGCTGGTGTATTAGGCAAACTTGCGATAGCAGGAACAGCCGCCGCTGGTGCATTTGCTTTCTTAGCCCAAAGAAACTTAGCGGCACTTGATGCTCTAGACAAGACAGCAGGCAAACTTGGTGTATCAACTAAGTTCTTAAGTGAATATGCAGAAGTTGCCAAAGAAGCAGGTCTTGAAACTACACAGTTCAACGTTGGTCTACAAAGATTTCTACGAAGATTAGGTGAAGCACAGCAAGGTGCAGGAACACTAGTCAAACCATTAAAAGAACTTGGTATCTCAGTAAAAGATGGTAATGGTAACTTCAGAGAAGGAACAGAAGTCTTCCAAGAATATATCAAAAGATTATCTGGTGTATCAAACGAAAGTGCTAAACTAAGATTAGCATTCGCGGCTTTTGATACAGAGGGTGTTGCGTTTGTTAACGTTGCTAACCTTGGATCAGAAGCAATCGAAAAGATTAGAGAAGATGCTGTAAGAGCCGGACTAAGTTTAGGTAAAGATTTAACTAAAGGTGCGGCAGATGCCCAAGATGCATTGAATAGATTATTGCGTAGAGCAAGAGGCTTTTCATTACAGTTCTTTGGATCATTAGCACCAGGCATAAAGTTACTTACAGATTCATTAACTGAAGCACTTGATGAAGCAATCGCTGGTGCAGGTGGTATGGAAGCATTCTCAAAAGATTTAGCCGCAGACTTTATTGATGCATCATCTACATTCTTATCAGGTGCCGCAAAGTTATTTGA